GTGCCCAGCGCTTGGGAGTATTTTGCGAGCACAATCCGCTCGCCATTGGCGTAAACCATGCCGTGTCCATCAATCGCCCTCTGGGTGCCGTCTCGCAGCTCTCCCAGCTGCTTGATTGCCTCTTTTACATCCATTCGTTATACCTCCTCATTTGTCTCGTTGCCTCAGTTGTCTCGTCTGCACCCTCGCACCCCAAGCATCCGCCACCATCCCGTATGTAATCCATTCCGGGCACCACCGCCGCTGGTAGTCCAGCAGACCCTTGCAGCGGCGCTGGATGTATAGGCGGCATTTCGCGCATTTGGGGCAGGTGCTGGGGTAGTTAGCCATCGATGCCCAGGCACACGAGGCGTGCCTGGATTACGCGCAGTGCCGTGAGCGCCATATCAGTCGCCTCACGCTCGTAACTCCAAGCGTGCAGCACTTCTTCGTCCGGTTCGGCCGCAGCTGCTTCGATAGCTTCAGCCTCCTCGATCTTCTCAAGTTCCCGCTCAAAATAGCGGATTGCTTCTTCGATTTTCATGCCGGTTCCTCCTAAACGTCAATCGTTTTGCCGGTGTTCTCGTCTGCCCAGTGCCGCATTTGCGACACCGGAACGATGATGCGCCGTCCGACGCGGATGTACGGGAACCCCGCTTTCCTGATCCACTTGCGGAGTGTATCCTCGCTCGTCCCCATCATCTCGGCCGCTTGCTCGATTCTTACGCTGATGGGCTCCACCTGGAGGACGATCTTTTCCTTGATTTCTTTTGCGTGCATAAAGTTCACCTCCTTGCAATGTGCGTTTTTTATGTTGTCCATCCTTTATCTCGCATGGTAAAATGCAATAAAAGGAGGAACTGATATGGATTTTGAATCTACTAGACCCCGCATTCGTATGACTGCCCTCGAGAATCTCCAGCGCATCAATAACGAAATGAGGGTATTGCCCGGCCAGGACTATGAGCTTCCAGAGGACTGCATTTACGGAAGCGGAATCACGGATGAATCTCTCTT